TCTAAGCGATTTTCTCCTTGGGATAAGAAGTCTAAAGACTGTGACCTTGACTCTGTGAAAAGATACTATGGTTATAACACTGAGAAAGCTCAGCAAGCGATGAGAGTTTTAACTCAAGACCAAATTGAAGTTATTAAATCTAAATTAGATATTGGAGGCAGACAATGAGTGATGAGATCTCGTGGTCTCAAGACATGATGCTAGAAGTTACCCTTAAGGAACCTGATGACTTTCTCAAAGTGAGAGAGACATTGACCCGTATAGGTGTAGCGTCTCGCAAGGAGCGTAAGCTCTATCAGTCTTGTCACATTCTACATAAGCGTGGTAAGTATTACATAGTCCACTTCAAAGAACTCTTTGCACTGGATGGTAAACCTACTAACATTACGTCAAACGATGTACAACGTCGCAATCGTATTGCTAAACTTCTATCTGACTGGGGTCTCGTAGAGATCATTGGATCTGCTGAAGATCTAGCACCCCTCAACCAGATAAAAGTTTTGTCATTTAAGGACAAGTCAGACTGGACTCTTGAATCCAAATATAATATTGGTAAAAAGAAGGTTACGCAGGAGGTGACTTAGTATGGCTGACAAAAAGGAAGAAGACTTGACAAAAAAAGGAGTCTTTGGTACAATAAAGGACAAAGTATTACCAGATGAGGATGACGCTGCTGCGATATTCTCTACTTTTGTGAGACTTGGTGTACTAGTTTGGAGTGGGGGTATACTCACGTTAAATTATGTTACAATACCAGGTATGGTACAACAGAAAATTGATCCAACTTTTATAGCTTCGGTTTTTACTGGAGTTTTAGCTAGCTTCGGGATTCAGACCGCTTCTAAGAAGGGGGATGGTACCATGAAGATGAATGGCAACGGTAACGGTGCTGTTGGTGGTGGTAATGGCAACGGTGGACCTGTTCAAACCTTAAGGATTGAGCAAGCACCTCTAAAAATTATTGCTGTTGATCCTGGTAAGAAAGACGAAAAACCTTATACACTTTAAAAACATGCAGAAAATTGTTAACATCATTGCTATTGCGTCTGGTGTTGTATCTCTTGCCGTTGTTGGTACTGCTGGCTATGTTTATGTCCAAAAGGATGCCATCATAGAGTCAGTGAAAGAGAAAGCACTAGGATCTATTGGTGGTGCTGCCCTAGGTGGAGCACTTGGTGGAGGAGGACTTCCTGGTCTACCATCCCCATCACCTACTGGACCAACACTACCTGTGCCAAATTCACCATTCTAAATGGATTGGTCAATATATAAATCTCAGGTTGTCTTAGACAATCAGAGAGTGATGATTAATATTTTAGACAATGCCCTCTCCAATCTAGGAGAGGATGACCCCACATGGTCATATCACCGATATAATGTCTTTGGATTAACCTCCCCAACTCAGGTCTTCTACGATCTATACAACGAGTTGAGGGGGTTTGTTTATGACTACACAAATGCTAAGTATTTGTGGATACAATCATGGGTTAACTATCATAAGCAAGATCAAGTTTTGAAAAGGCACAACCATGGGTGGCCGATTCATGGATACATATCGATAAGACCTCACAATACTGAGACAGTCTTCGATAACTATAAGATTCAGAATGAAGTGGGAAAAGTTTACATAGGTCCAGGTAATAACCCTCATCATGTTGAGGTGTTGGAACCCTTTGATACACCTAGGATTACTTTAGGTTTTGATATAACTGATAGACCTAGTAAAGTTAATGCTAATCTTGGTATGATTCCGTTTCCGAAATGAAAGTACTAAATAACCCTATCACACCAGAGTATAAGAGGTTTAAAGACTTTATACTTAGTGTTGACTTCCCTTGGTTTTATAATAGTAAGTCAACTCATGGTGGTACAGAATCAGATCTATCTTTTTATTCTCATGTCTTCCTAGGAGGACCAGTGCAACCCGACTTTGCTTTTCCAGGTCAGAAAAGATATTCAAAAGTTAAGTCAGAGTACATAGATAGTTTTGATGAGGTGTTGGAGCAGATATTTCAACACAATAATATGACCATACAACAGGTACATAGGATGAATGCTAACGCAGTGCATCCTGTTAAGGGTAATGTATTATCTGAGCCACATGTAGATCATTATTTTCCTCATAAAAATTTATTGATTTATCTAACTGATGCAGGTGGTGACACAATTTGTGAAGGTGATAGACATACACCCCAAGAAGATGATATAGTAACCTTTGAAGGACTACATCATATGGTACCACCCAAAGAAAAACGTAGAGTAGTTTTAGTAGTCACGTACAGCTAATGGACATTCAAAAAGCAGCATCCACAACAACAGCAGTAGCAGTCCTAGGGACTGGTGCATTTGTAGGAGGTAACCATGTTGTCGATCAACAGACTGGTGGTCCTCAGAAGAGAGAGGATGCTAAGATAGAAGCAATCAGACAAGTTGTCCGTGAAGAAGTATATCTACAGATGAAAAACGCATGGCCGAAGACATCAGGTCCAGTTAAAGGGTTGCCGAAACCGAAGGATTACAAAAAAGAAATCAAATGAGTGGAGATTCTAGCGGGTACCAGGATATCATTTTCTATAGTAGAGAAATGACACAAACCAAAAGGGTACTCTTACAACATAAAAGGAGAAATTCTATGACTGACTTACTATTTCACGTATACGATAAGAAATCTGAAGTCATAGTACATAGTTTGAGTGTAGAGGAGTTGGAAGAGAAGTTAAAGGCAGAAGAGATAAGCACATCGAAGCATGAAATAGTCCCAGTCTGGGAGCCACCCTATGAAATGGATCCATCACAGTGACAATACCTAACATTACGATACCTGATACTGCTATAAGACCTATTGTAATTAATGGCACAGGTATTAGGCATATTCGTAATGTGTGGACGTGGGATACAAGTGTAAGAGATATTCAGATAGCTGAGATACGTCCTTGGGAGACGACTAATAGTCTTGTTACTCCATTAGAACCACCAGTAGTATTAAATATCGGTAGACCTGTTGTTGACATGCCTGGGTGTGTTAAGGTACACAAGGAGAATGCTAAGAGAGATCCATCTCGTAATAAGAATTTAGTTAATGATGACCCTAAAGGTAATGTAGTATTATGTGACTCAGGTATGCCATACTATGAGCCACCTAACTATGATGCTAGGGAGTTAACATGGCAGACAATCACCACTGAAGAACCTGAAGCAGAGGGTGTGGATACAGATATGGATGTAGATACAGATTTTGAGACACCACCAACTCCTGACACAAACATCCCTACTGACAAAAAAGTAGAGTGTCCTCCACCCAATGCTAGACGCATAGGTGATAGGAATCAGAAGGGTGATGAGCAAGTAAAAGAATATAAACTAACACCTGATGGTAAAATCTGTGAGACTATCTGGGAACCTGTCCCTATAGTGGATCAGTATCTACCCTCTGTAGGTACAATAACAACCACTGCAACCATTGCTACTGTTGCAACTGCGTCTGCTTTATTTGCTAAACCTATAGCAGAGCTTCTTCTTAAAGTAATTAAACCTGCCGTGAAGAAGGTTATGGCTAAGGTGAATCAGATTCTTGGTCGTCAGACTCGGAGACCGTCCCGATCTGAAGTGTTGGCAGACCAGTACCGTTTGAAGAAGGGATTACTTCCACTGAAGAAGACTCTGAAGAAGAAGTAGAATTAGGTTGAGTCCACTTTGGTTGTGGTAACTGGTGCTCATGAGGTATTATTTGACCACCTGCTGCTGTTACTACTACGTCAGCACAAACAGAATGATAAGGACTTGCTGGATGGAAAAATATACCAGCTTTCTTTAACTCACCACAATTTTTAAGACGAGCTAATTCAAAGTCTAGCCGCTTGTTAGATACTAATTGATTCTGCATAGTAATCTGTGCTTGAGCAGCCTCATGGCATTGCTTAACTAACTTCCTGTTCAATGGTATGGACAGGGTAGCAGAGAGACCTGCATTAAAGGACTGGTTGGCAGACATATCAGTCCTAACTGGTTTGTACCACGTAGGTGTCATGGTACCACCAGTATTAACTACGTCAGGCACACCATCTGGACCATCTATATCCATTTCTATCTGTATATCTTCTCCATCTTCAAACCATCTACTACCATCTGCCTTAGTCCTTGTGTCATACCATGACTCCCAAGGATAATTCTTAACAGTAACAGTCTGTTTAGTAGTCTTACCAGTAGTATCAGTCAAGTTATACTGTGGTTCATCATAAAAATCGACCCAAGGATCCTTCCGAGAGTCGGCAAATTGTATGTAGGGAGTCACATTAAAGGTACTACCCTGACACTGGACACCACCACCGTAGGTGTTGGTTATGTATGGACCTTGTAAAACTTGTATTGCCTGGTTGGTTACTGAGCCAGAACTATTAGC